GCAAATGTTTAAGGAACTTTGTCCCCAGAAGATTTTGCCCTCTTCTGTATCCTAATTTGCTACATCAATCGCTAGGATGTTTCGGTTGATATGGAACGATTAGAAAATAAATCATAAGAAAATCGTTCGGAATTTCTTATGAACCAGACTATTATAGTCACTATCATACAGTCTAGAATAGGATAGTGCACCAAAAATACTTCAAAATAGCTATGGTAGGACTAGAATGAAGGGATAGATACTATGTTATGGATATCCAATGCATAACGCGTGTCAGAAGATTACTAGAAAATGACAAATTAACTAGCAAGTATGAATAAATACTACAATAACCTCTCATACAATGGTTATTGAGAATCGTACATTGGCTGACTGATAAACAGGTGATTATTCTGTTCCTATTGCAACACCAATGGCCCGTGAGTGGACATTCTTGAGTTTCATTATTATACACCGGACTCATGGTGTTATAGGGTCGTGCTCGTTTAGAAGGCTGCCATAATAGCTCCAGCTGCTTTGGAGAGAACAAATTTAATTGCTCCATCTCCAAAAGAGCCAAGATGCTTCTTTAAAGATGAGGTGAGTCCAGACCCTAGGCTTTCTCCATTCTCCTTCTTCGTCAATTTGATTTGGTGTGCGAGTTGTAGGGAATTCGAGATATTGCCTGACTTTCCAAGATCAACAGCTAATAGATCTGTTTGACCAACTGAAGGAATATATTCATAATTAATGCAATACTTCAGGGAAACAGTAGCATTAGGTGCTAATCCAGAACAAAAAACAGCCGGAATGCTAAAATCGTTAGGAAGAGCCCCGGCGGCCAAAAAATTTTCTCCGCTTGGATCCATAGGCATGTAAATTGAACCGAAGTAATGCTTCAACTCCTGAGAAGCTGTGGTTTGCGACCAGTAGCCGTCTCGGAGGGCATCAGGGGTCGTTGCATTCAATTTGGTTTGACTATAAGGGATACTTGATGCAGTTATAACACCTGTTCGATTGAGAAGCGGAGTAAGATCTTCTATGCCTAAGTAAGCAGATACTACTCTGAAGCTGGAGATGTTGGCAGATATCATTATATTGGGGACAGCGGTGGACGCTCCCCAAACGATTGCTCCAGTATCATTGATGCCCGCTGTATTTACGTAATAAAGGACATTGGCTGCATGAGGATAAAGAATGAATCCTCCGTAACCAGTGGCGTTGCAGTTTAGGGTCAGAATACCTTGTAAAGTTGCTACAGCGGTAGGGACGGGCAGAGGCTGAGGAATTCTTGTGCAAATCTTAGACTTTGGGTCAAAGAGGCCAAGAGCGTATTCATACTCTGCTTGATGATGTCGATCCAGCCATGAGTTTGATTGTAAACTCCGGCTGACTTGTTGCGGAACATTTTGTTCTCGCCTGACTTTTCTAGGTTGTTTGGGTTTTTTCTCCTTATTTTTTTGTGAACTAGGATTTTTTGATTTTTTCTGTTTTACAGAGATCATTTTAATTTCATTTTCTGGGGGTAAATCTCCTCCGCCAAGGAATATCTTGTTTATGCGTGCTAACTGGACTGGGTCTCTGATGTGATCACGCTGGTCCCGAGCAAGTTTGAATGTGTATTTGGGATCTAGTCGCATTTCACAAGGAGTGTTTAAATCAAAGTCCGGGAGTTTGTTAGCAACTCTGAGCTTATACCCCCAATCGAATTCAAGAAGGTTTCTCATTTCTCTGCTAATATTGGTCGATACGACACCATCGAGAAATCTGTTTCTGAATTCGCTCATGCACGGTAATAAATCAGCCGTGGCGATATACTGTGCTAAACGATGTTCTGCCTCCGTGAGGCAACTTTTAGGGCTATAAGAAGTTCCAGCCTTATATAGACGATTAGAAATTGGAACAACACACATTTTTTCGTTGTCTATAACGAACATCTTTGATAGAAATGAATGTTGTTCGAGAGGACCGCATAGGAAATCTTTTGGGTTTTGGCCCAGACCCTTTCTCCCCCCGTCTCCTCCTAGTATGATCGTCCAGAGTTTAATGTTGATTTTTACGGGAAGATGCCCAAGCACGTCATCGCCAGATGCCCATATAATCATACGTTTTTCGATTCTAGGATCTATAAACCAAGAGGCGAAACGGTTGTATAGTATGGTTCTAAGGGTGTTAAAAAGAGTGGTTAATGTGGGATGTCCCGAAAAAACAGTTCCTGTGATACTTCCTCTCATACCTGTTTTGGTAAAAAATTTATAAGTGGGGTTACAGAGGGCACGAAGAATTTCGGGGAGAAGGAATTCAGGGACGTGGCATCTAGAATCAGAAACAATTTTTGGTAAAATTCGCCTCATGATGTAGTGGTCTACGATTTGTATGAAATCAATTGCTTGATGAGCATCATGAGAAGAGCCGTCATATGAGTACCAATTATTGTTAGAGTAGGATTCTTTGTTGGACAATCGAATATCGTTGAGTTTTGCACTCATGTCAGCCATAGAGTATCCAGATATGAAACCTGGCTCTATTTTTTTGATAATCTTTATCATGATACGGGCCAGATATGCGCCCACTGCTTTCATGCTAGAGGACGGGTTGAAGATTTGACGGGGTCGTACATTCTTAATTTCGTCGAAATGTAATTCATTATTTTTTGTGAATAATTCAAACACATCATCGATTTTTTGTTTAGTCAAAAATTCTTCCATCCCGGCGGCATAAATCTTCCTTTTCTTAGGGGTGGTTTCTTTGAGGAATTGGGAAAAACAAAAGTCTTCATTACTTAGGTTGTCAATTGCGAAGAAAAGTTCTTGCTCATGTCTCCTAAACCACACTTTGTGGACAAAACTTTCGAATAGACCGACAGCCCTAGGGTCAGGACTCAAATGAGTGTTAAATCCTCGAGCAAAAATTGCTGCTTCTAAGTTTTTTTCACAAGAGCCAAAATGAATGGGGGTATCCATTGTCAAAATTTGTTTATAAGATGATCTTTGACACGTGCAGACTGGATCCCTGCCCCATTTTGAGATTTTAATAGATTCGTTACCTACCATATGGAAAAATTTAGTACTGAGAGCCGGATCATAGTGTTTTTCTTCTATCTCGTCAAGATTATCATAATAATCAGGAGAACCGCCACCGTAATAAAAACTGGAGATATTTGAGTTAGAATAATCAGTGCATTGCGGAAATTCAGAATTAGATGGGGATATTTTACAATCATATGTTCCAGTTTTATGTTTTGAGTTTCCTAATCTGCGTTCTTTTATGGCAATAGCGCGAGGGTTTTTTGAACCGAGGAAAACTTTGAGTATTGCTCCAACATAGCTCCACCAACTTGATTCTCGTAAAATGACAGACTTGTTATTGGGATCATAAAATTGAGGGGCGTCTAGAGTAGCCGTTAACGAACGAGCTGCAAATACTTTTTGATTCAACCAAAATTGAAATGTTTCAGAAAAGTGGATGTAAGGTAAAGGTTTTTCAGCCTGAGAACGTAAAAGTTCAGTAAACTGTTTGAACAAAAATTTTTCTTGATCAATTAAAGAATCCTTATTGGAAGTTTTAAACGTTGCTTTTATTTCAAAGTAATCAAAAGCTTTCCAATCTGGGAAGATTCGCTGGTTTACTGCTATTAAGTCATCGAGTGATTCATAAGTAACTTGACCATTCTTAACTTTTAGTGTTTGTTCGCTAGATTTTTGGATTTTCCTGAGGGAACATTGTTCAGTATTTATAAAAATTTTATTTTGAGGATAATGTTCTTCTTCATCAATAGTAAATGAATACCAAGAATGAGAAGATCGGTTTCCTGTACTAACATTAAGAGTTAATGAACAATTAACGTACCTTAGAATTCCTGAATCATCTATTTCGTATGAAAAACTTTCTTCAGGGAAATTACAGAAGGAGTGACTATATCCTTTTCCGTTATGACGCGGCTTGTTAAAAATCTTGTTGTCCTTAACATCAAAATAACCTTCATTATCAAAGTAATAATATCGACCTTCTGTTTTAGGATAGTTGCCGACAGAGAAAGCTCCTCTGAGACCCAAAGGGGCATATTTGAAGTCCTCCCAAACTTGAGGGTAGTAAACGACATCAGTGAGAATGTGGAAGATGTCTCCCCATGTTTGACCATCTAAACGAGTCAGGTCAGAATTGATTGGACTAAGTACTTGTAGAGCTTCTCCGAAAGTACAATCAAGTAGGAACCCGTGATTTCCATTATAAGGATGTTGCTTCCTGTATATCTCATCAGTGCCGCCTATAATGACGGGCCGAGTAGCAATATATCTGAATGATGAATCCCCTAACCAACGCATAGTCTTATGATATTTTGCTGCGTGTTCCATTACGGTAGGGGCACTTGAAAGTCCCAATTTTAGCATCTCAAAATTAGCACGATCAGCAAGGAGTCGTAATCCAGCGTGAGCATAATGGTGAGGTTCTTCGAATAATTTAAGATCTAGTGGCTTAAGAACTTCAGAGAACTCGGGTCCCAGAATAAAGTTGTGAGAGTAATGCCCCTGAATCTCACCATCTTTCTTATAGAGTTTGGAACGTGCTGCGTATTTAATTTTAGTCTCATTGGAAGTGGGTAGTAAAATTTTTGATAGTTGAGTCTCTTTTCGTTTTAAAGCATCCTCAAAAGATTTAACGCCTTCTGCTGCTTCTGCCACTTTAGATTCCAAATCGTTCTTTAGATCTTTATTTTTTCTGTTGAGGCCCTCTATTTTTTTGTCTTTTTGGTCCTGTGAGATCATGGCTTCACTGAGAGACTTTATTCTGGCTTCTTCATTAGTATTGACCAAGCCTTCCCAGCCTAAAGCTACGACTCGATCGACTTCTTTTTCATGGAATGCTTTTCTAGTATTGGTACCTAGACTATAATGTGCATTCTCCAAGTGGAGGAAACGTTCATAGTCTTTAGAAGTAGGGTCTGATATGTAGCCTTTTAGAAACTCTTCACTCATGCTTTGATCATTTCGAACGCAGATTAGTGGAACTTGCGGCAGCGAATAAAACTGGGTGAACGCTTCCGACAAAGTCAAGCCGTCTAGAGCTGCAGGCAATATGTTGGTTTCCACGAAAGTAGTGAGGGCCTTCCTGTCAGCTTCTTCTAAAATCTTCCAGGAATCATGTTTCATCCATTTCTTAAGTTCTGGTTTAATGAAATAGTTTCTGAGGTCGGCTAACTTGTTGGCGTTATGATAAGCTGTGACCAGATGAAGATATTGAAAACGTCCAACGAAACAATAAAGTGTGTGCAAAGCGCAAAGACCATCTCCTGGAATTCTCCAAATAGGGAGGATTTTCTTACTAGTTGCCTCTTTTGGTTTCTTCGATTTAGAATTCTTCTTTGCTTTAGTTTTAAGCTCTGCTTCTGGAACCTCAAAAGTGTATTTCAGAAAAATTGGAGCATAATCATTGCTCACCTTACCACCACCTCTATAGTCTATATCTAACGGTGATGTGACGGTGGGAGCGTTTGAGGGATTATTTACCAAATGTTGTGCAGAATTATCCGTCTGGATATCAACTCGATCCTCATAGTCAAAAACTTGGTAATCGTAAAAAGATTGGTTCGCTAAATAAGAATTAAAAGAAAGTGTTGGAAAAAGGAATAAGCAGGATAACCAATCGGCTCTTCGACTGCGCCTGTATTCAGGAAAAGGGAGTTGGTAGCGTAATGCTTTAAATGGTCTCTGGCAATCTGCTCCATCTAAGAACCGTCTAAAGTGGTTCAAGCTTATTCTTTGAGTTGAGTTCTCGACAAAAGGGGTCATCAGTCGAGCATCTGACTCAAAAGAATTCGTTTTAATAGGTTTCTTCTTATACAGAATAATCTGGATCTGTTTGCTAATGGAATGAGGTATACGCAATTTTTCCAATACAAACTCCGAATTTCCTGAGAAAAACGAGCTGTCGATATTATGTTCTGTGACTTTTCTAGAATAGGAAGTAGAACACATAGTATATCGAGGGTACGTGTTGATGATCCAGTCGTCACTGGAGTAAATTTTGGATAAGTTGACTTTTTGTAAAGGCTTC